TATATGCTTCTATCGTAGATGAAGTTAGCACTCTATTAGCAAACATTCTTCCAGCTCTAATCATTATATATCTTCTACCTGTTTCAGGTATTTCATCCCAAGCTAGCTCTGCTACTACTTCTGCTTCAATATCACTCTGCGTTAAACCTGTTAAAGCAACACCTAAACTTTTCCTTAAGTCATAAGTATTTTGAATACGATCATAAAGTTTTGTACCTCTTAAAACAAATCTTTGAGAGGGATATGCAAGTGGATTGAAACGTACAGCAAGAGCGTTAGCAGGAAGAGAAGAATGCCCATTAGAGTCTAAGGGTATGTTTTTATAAATATAGGTATTCCACGACCATCCCATACTTTGTACTTCTGTTATTACTTCATCTATTGTTGTGTCTGCAATACTTACATCTCCTGTTAAGGGAGGAGTTAATGAGCTTACAGGAGCTTCTCCAATAATAGAAAGAAGTGTATTAACTGCTTTTAGTTTAGTAGTTGCCATTATTTAATAAAAAAGGGGAAACTAGAGCCTCCCCTTATTGTATTCGTAATTAAGGAATTAATTACCAGCGGTTTGTTCCATCATGCTTGATGCTAACACAACAGTCTGGACGGAGAATACCGTGACCAACTGCATAAGAAGCAACCATCATTGTGGACTGAGTCATTGCCTTGTACTCAGCTCCAGTCATCTGCATATTGAGATCCTTAAGAGCTACTGTACCAACTGCTTCTTTTGTAAAGCATAAGGCAAACATATTAGCAATACTTGAAGTATTACCTTGCTCATCTTGCCAGTAGTCGTTAGTACCAGCGGCTGTAGTACCATCGGAACCGTCATTACCATTAATGTAATTAGGACGTTCTCCTCTAGTAGTAGCTGCCTGGTTAGCCTGACCTACATATCCCTGACGTGCAGAGTTGTAAGCATTGTCACCAAGATGGTTAGATACTCTGATATCAAAACCAGCAACACTAAGAACTTTATTACCCTTGAAGGATCCGTTCTCACCACCACCTGAGTTCCAATCAGTGTTAATAGCTCTATCAGAAGCTAATAAATCGTAATAACAACCTGGGCCAACTACAGCTACACGACCATCTCTAGGAGCATCTTTCTCATCAAGTGCCTGACACGCTTGATAGAAGTACTCAACAATCTCATTACCTCTAGTACCTCTAGTTGCGTTGAGTGTTGAAGTTGTAATTGCTGTACCACCTGGAAGGCTATTAAGAACGAATAAACGCTCTCCAACCTTGAAGGTTGAATCAGTACCAGTACCAATAGAACCTATTGGGTTAATTACAAAGGTAGCTGCACCGTTTGAAGGAGCTGTAGTAATAACAGCGTAAGCACCTGAATCTTCACCGTAAACAACCTCACCAGCTGCCCAATAAGTAAGTTCAGCAGTTTGGAAGTTAGCAGAAAGAGTAACTGTGTTTGTACTTACAGAAGCATAAGTACCACTGTTTAGCTGGAATCTCTTAGAATCCCAGTCCTTAACACGACCATCAGACTCAGAAGCTGTTTGGAGTGTACGGACTAGACGCTTATCGTAAGCTCTTGATAAAGCCCTTCCTAATTCCTTACTGTAAATGCTTCTAACGTCCCAATGAAGTTTGGCTTCATCTAAATCATAAATTGAAGCATCAGCAATAAGTAGATCATCAATAGTGATAATCTTACTTCCTGTCATTCCCTTGTTACCTTGGCCTGTTATCCAGTCACCTGGGCGGTGGTAGCGACTTGAAAAACGACCCGTGATTGGAAATTCAGCGGATTTTCCTGATGATATTGTACGCTTTTGAGTTAGATCCTTAAAGATTGTCTCTCTATTAAAGACAGTTAGAACCTCACCTGAGAAGACTTTCAGAAAATTTGCATTCTCCTTTTCATAGTTACCAGCAGCAGAACCAGCGTTATATTGAACGCCATTAATGCCACCTAACCTGGAGATGCTTGAAAAATCTGGCATCGAATTAATTGGTTAAATGATAAAAACGCTCAGTATGACAACCGCTGTTATCTGCTCACAGGCAGCAATATTAATACATAAGCTATTCTAATACTAGCTTAAGTTGGAGTTAATACGTTACTTCTGTTTAGTTTTTCCTCAACATCCTTAGTGTAAGCAGGATCTTGTAGATACCTAGAATCACTCATAGCAGTTACAACTTCCTCAGGACTACGGTACACATCCGTAGATCTGGCTGAAAGTTTACCACTTACTAATTCAGGTTCTACACCAGAGTTTTCGTTGTAAGCAAAAGTCAAAGACTGTAAAGCATTTCTAGCTCTGTAGTAATCACCACTATTAACCTCTCTATTAAAGGCTTCTAGTTCGTCACCATCTAAAGCAGTTCTAGCCCAATCTTGTATTTGGTCATACTTTTCCTGACCTCCTACGCTTTCTAGGATAACCTGCTCTTCCTCCGTGGATAGTACTGAAACATCTGTCTCCTCCGTACTCTCCTCTGATGCCTCCTGAGTTTCCTCATCACTGGGATTCGATCCCAACTTTTTCTCAAGTTCCTGGTAAGCCTGGAGAAGATCGTCAGCGGATTTAAACTTGCCACCAATAAGTTCCTCCTGTGGTTGCTGTTCACCAATAGGTTCCTTACCTTCTAAGACTTGTTGATCCTGTTCGTTGTAAGGTCCAGTTTCTTGGGTAGGACTGATTGTGTTAACTTCCATGCTTAACCGATTCTAAGTGAGAGATCGTCACCAATCTTAACTCTTTTACCAGCTTTAGCAGCCTGTTGAAAAGTTTCATAAACTGCAGGTTTCTCTTTCTTTAACTTTTCAATTAATTGAGAGTATTCATCTAAGGGAGCTTCTTCCTTAGTTACCTCCACCACCTTCTGTTGTGGTTTCTTGCTCTGTCCTGACTGAGTCATTTTCTGCTTTTAATAGGGCGGCTTGCTTTGCAGGATCATTTTGAGGATCTTGCGCAGCAGCTTGTTGCTGCATCATCATAGCTCTTTGTTGCTCTTCCATCATCAATTCTTCTTCTGATTTAATCAGCTTGTAAGTTTCTAAACCATCAGAAGCTGCAAGTCTTGTTATAAGTTCTCTGCTATTTAAGAATTTAGCCATAGCCTCTGGACCTATTGTCTGAGCTAGGGTTTGGATGAATTGAATAAGTTTTGCTTTATCGTTACCTCTACCTAAAGCATCTAATCCTGTAGTAATTCTAGGCTTAACAACATCCTTAGGAAGTTTCGGTAATCTACCCTGACGTTCCATTAAAGCCATCTTTCTATGAACTAGTGGTAGCTGTAGTTCAACACTAAGAACTGAGTACACTCCACCTAATCCTGTTTCTAATTCCTGTGCAACCATTCTGATTTCTTCTGCAGTAACCCTGTCTCTACCAGAAGCACCAGCTTGAATAGCACTATTAAGTAAGAAAGCAAAGCTAAGTCTTTGTTCAATTCTTGCAATCGTATTTAAGGCAACCGTAAGATCCGCTTGCTTCTGCATTTGCAGGGGAGCTACGTCATTAGGATTACCAGCCACAATGCTACCATTAGCGGCTCTAGCCAGTGAATCTGGTCGTGTAGTTCCATTTGGGTTACATAAGAATATAATCTTAGCGGCAGCCGCACTACCCTCAACGATTGCTTTTGAGAGATACTCTAAAGATTTAAGGTCACCTAGTATCTCTTCACAATAAGAACGTCCGTAAGCTTCATGAGCTACCCTAAACATCCTTAATGGGATCCAAGGAGACTTTTCTATAGGAGTTGAACCTTCCTTACCTATACGTTTTCCATAAGCCTCTTGATACCAATTACATTTATCTTTCTTATAGTTCCAAGAAATATGAGTAAAGACAAAGACTGTTTGATCTGTAAACTTATTATCAGAAGTCTTAGGAGCTACACCAGCAGGTAGTACTTCAGGATTAACTTCCTCTCTTAATACAACTTCTAAAATATTACCTTCTGGATCTCTTCTTAAACAAAAAGATTTAAGTGGATAAACTCTTGTACCATTCTCAGCTATGTAGAGTAGAGCGTTACCACTAACAATGAGATGTTTAAGAGCTTCAAATAATGCTGTTCTATCTCCTGACTCTTCTATATCTCTCATCACTGCTCTTTCCATTAGAGACAGTTGCTGATCAAATTGAGACTGAACATCTTTATAGTTATCTAACTCCTGTTGGAGTTTCATATCATCTACAGACAACCTAAAGAATGCTTGATTAGGAGGTAGTAAAGCTATTAAAAGTTTTGACGCTAAGTTATTAACACCTCTGGCTCCCAAGCCTTGATAGGTAGTAGTAATTTTTGTGTAAAGGTTTTTACCAGAACTTCTATCGTTATCTGTAATAAGAGTAGGTAGTGTGTATTTACTACACTCAATGCCCCTATCTAAATAAATAGCCTTTTCAGGTTCTAGTGCTTGATATAAAGCTTGTGCAGTGCTAGACATTTAGTTTACTACTTCCTTTTGAAGATTTAGTGCTTCCACCAAAGGCTAAAGCAGAGTTTGCTTGGACTCCTGTTCTAAGTTTAAGCGGACTACCTACTCGTTTCCTAGTTTTAGTACTAACATTCTGACCGCCTTGCTGTCGCTGCATAGCAGTTTGTAGGTTCTTTTGCTGAATAGCTAAGCTTGACTGTGCTCTTTGTTGGTTGATCTGCTTAATAGCTGATTGTTGAGCAGCAGTAGCAGCTGCACTTTGGGCAGCAGTACGTTCTTTAATAGCTGCTATATCTGCAGCGTGTTGATCAGCTCTATCTGATTGCTCAGATTTTAGCTGTGCAATCTTATTTATAGAAGCTGTTTTTGTTTCTTCAGCTTGCTGTCTAGCTGCAGCAGCTTGTTTCTTAGCACCTTTAGCGGCTTGCCAACCTGAATAAAGTTGAGCACCTCCTAAAATTAAAGAACCTAATACTATGGGGGCGACCATAATTAATACCTAGTAAATTAGTTGTACTTAGTTTCCTCTTGAAGATTGTACTTGTCTTTTAAATGACGTACAACTGAAACTTGTCCAGCATTAAACCAAATAAGTTTCTCTTCCATACTAAGATCAGGAGCCTTATCTGGATAGAGGTCATCCAAATATTCTAAAATGTCTTTGTCAAGAATAGGAATCATATGTTAATAGCTACAGGATCAACTTCTGTTTCTTCAGTACCACTATAGCCACCAAATCTTTGACGTTTAAGTTTAGTTCGCTGGACCCCAGGTCTTCTAACAGTATCTGCAGCACTTTCATCTACTGCTCCTTCATCTAAACCTGGACCAGATCTAGCCGATTCTAGTTCTGCGTTTATTGATTGTTGTTTAGCTAGAGCAATTGAAGCTGTACCAGACTTATCAAGGACTGCTTTTTGTTCTGCTATTTCTTGTTCTGCATAACCAGCAGATGTTATTTGTTCTTGTTGCGCCTTCGTTGCTTCTGTCATTGCAGCTACCTGTGCATCAAGATCAGCTTGTGCTAGACCTTCAGCTGTTAATAAGTCAGCTTCAGCTGCTTGCTGTTCAGCAAAGGCTGCTTCAAAAGCTTCTTGTGCTTTTTCAGCTGCAGTTATACCAGTTATATCTTCATAAAGATTCACAATACCTCCTACTATATCTTCACCTAAGTCCCAAATACCTTCACCTATATCACCCACTGTATCTAGAATTCCTTGACCTATATCACCTGCTATATCAAATAAATCTTCCCCAACATCCCATGCAGTTTCAAATACGTCAGTAGTTACATCCCATATACCACTACCAACATCTTGAAGAGTATCATAAATACTACCTCCAAGATCTAAACCTGTTTGAACAACATCTTGACCAACGTTATAAATACCTTCACCAACATTTAAAACAGTTTCACCAACATTACCTGCAGCTTCAAGAATACCTTCACCTAAATCACCTACAACCCCTAAGACATCTTCACCAACATTTACTAAATTTTCTGGAATGTTTAAAACAAATTCACCAACATCTCCAGCTACATCTAAAACAGTTCCACCAACATCTCCAGCTACATCTAAAACAGTTTCACCAATATCTCCTACAACGTCTACACCTGTTTCAACAACATCAGTAGCAACGTCCCAAACTGTTTCTCCTACGTCAGAAACTACATCTATAACAGTATCAGCCACATCAGTAACTACATCAACAACAGTATCAACAGCACCTGTTACTTGATCCCAAACCCATTTATGAAACCAACGCATCTCCATACCAGAAAATGCTAAGTCACCAGACCAATCATAAAGAGGTGATTCTAAAGGTACTACTCTATGATTGGGATTAAAACTGTCTGGTAATCTAAGCATAGCTTGGTAGATCTTGGTTACTTGTCTCAAAGAACGCTGGCATTCTAGCTCTCTGAGTATCTTTTAGACCCTTCGCCTTTCCAGCATACATCAGATTATCACTTTGATCTAGCCAGAACTGTCTATTAAAGTAACGATCTTCTGAAGTACCTAAAGGTTGTAGTACCCAGTTAATAGTGGCTTTCCTAAGTTTGTCCAGAGAAGGACTCCAGCGTAAACCCATATCAGCACATACGAGAGAATTAGCGGCAACGTGTATCTGTTCGTCTCTGGAAATATCAGCCGATACTGTGCGTAGACCAGAATCACCAAGATAACGAAACATTGGAAGTAGAACGAAGAAGATAGCACGTTCAGCTACTAAGGCTTTGAGGATGGTGTGATCTGGGTGGGAAGTCCAGGCATCTCTGATTCTGAAAGCCTCTGCCTCCGCTTTCGGATCTTCACCATGAGCATCGATAACAAAGTTAAGAGCAATGTCATGTCTTATTTCATCCTGAACGTTTGATAAGAGTAATTTTCTAGATGCCTCTGGAACTTCAGTAAGTGCTTCTTGGATAAAATCCCCCACTGGTAATTCCATATGCCGTATTGCCAAAGCACGTTTAACAACATCGACTGCTTCATCCTTTATAAATCCTTTGCT